AAAATAAAGGCCTATGGGTCCTTTCGGACCTGTTCCACCAAATTTCTCTGGTGAAACACCATCATACCTAGACCGTTTTTGGGTTTACTCAAGAACGAATTATCTAGAAAACCATTATTCATGGCTTCCTTTTATTGCATTGTATGAGTGTTAATAAGAGGTGAGTTTTTGTATTTTCTCAATTAAAACTATGGGTTTTATAGATAGTAGGCTAGTTTTCTACTATGCGTTTACCCTGCCCTAAAGGCAAAATATAACATAATATGAACTTTCAGAAAAATACAATTTACACCAATAATATTTAAAGTAACCATACGGGTACTTAATCTACTATTTGGTATTGATCAAGGTACTACGAAGAAGTATCTACATATAATACAAAATCTTAGAAACAAGAGTGGTCTCGTCTACTGTATCAGGTATATGAAGTGTTCAAAGCTTCACATTACTCGATATATTTGTGGACAACCGCTCACTGTTAACAAAGATTTAGTATCACTTGTAAATGGATTTCCTAAGAAATTCTTGTTCTTAAAGGTATTAATAGATTCTAATGATTTTATAAAAATTAGAGGAGTGATGACTTTATTGTCATTTACTCGTGCTATTGTACCTACCAAAGAAGAAGAAAAGACAATTGAAGTTAAATTTAACTCAATCACAGATGTTTACAAAGGTAAGAATTATTCTATACCAATGTATTTTATCAAAGATTTTATCAAAAATAATCATTTGTCTTGTAAAATTCCTGAATATGACCGTTCTTTGCACTATTTTAGTTCAAAGGGTAGTCCATTCGGGAAAGCTACTATTACAGCTCCGTACGCTTTATTTACTATGATGAACGTAGACCAGTCTATGCTTCAAAACTATTTAAAGTTGTTAGGCGAAAACCAATATATGCGTCTTTTTGGTAATTTCATGAAGAAATTATGAAAAGATCATAGGTTAATGTCAGCTGGAGATGTTAATAATGGCTTCTTAGGAAAGCTCTCAATTATTAAAGATCCTGAGTTAAAGCGTAGAGTTATAGCGATGCTTGACTATAATTCGCAACTTTTACTAAGACCTATTCATGATGACTTACTAAGAAATTTAAGTAAGTTAAAACAAGATAGGACTTTCACTCAGAATCCTCATAATAATTGAAAACCTCATGGTAATAAATTTTGATCTCTTGATTTGTCTTCTGCTACTGATCGTTTCCCAATAGATCTACAAGTTAAGGTAATATCTGCTATGTATAATAACAGAGATTTTGCTAATGCTTGGAAATCTATATTAATTGAGAGAGGTTTTTCTCACAAAGAAAAATCTTTCACTTATCGTGTTGGTCAACCTATGGGGGCTTATAGCTCTTGAGGTGCCTTCACTTTAAGTCACCATTTAGTTGTATCTTGGTGTGGCCACATTTGTGGTTATCCCAACTTCAAGGATTATATAATTCTTGGAGATGATATAGTTATTAACAACGATAAAGTTGCGAATAAATATATCAAAATTATGACTAAATTAGGTGTCGATATTTCTCTTAATAAAACTCACATAAGTAGAAATACTTATGAATTTGCAAAGAGATGGATTCGTAAAGGAATAGAAGTAAGCCCACTTCCTTTAAAAGGTATTCTATTGAATATTACTAAACCTTTAGTTGTTTTACAACAACTATTGATTTATTGTAATAATAATAGAGTACTTTGTACAGGAAGCAGTCTAGATATAATTTGTTTGTTGTATAACAACATCAAATTGAATAAAAGATTCATGACTGTATCATCTACTCATCGATATTGTTATGATTTTTATCACATACTAAAATATGCTTTTAATCAACTTAGTCCTAGTGAGTTACGTAAGTATCTCATTTCGAAATTGGGAGATAAAAGTTTAATTGAAGTAAGTGATGAGAACCGAATTCACGCTTTTATGCGTGAGGCTCTTGTTCTAGGTCTGGCTAAACAGGCTGAAAAATCAGGAAATGAGATTTCAAAACTTGCGGATGACTTCATAAATATTTATGCAGTTTATCCTCAGTTTGATTATTCTCATTTAAAAGATCATCCACTGCTCAATGCTTTGTACAATCGAACACTTTCAATAAAGCGGGAATTAATGAAGGTTTCAAATTCTAAGGAATTAGATTTGATAGATTGTATGAATGCAATGAAAGTTGAAAAGATTGATAAGATAGTATCTCTTAAAAGAAATACTGTCGAAACAGTCGCTCAACTTGATAAATTATGGAAAACCGTAATTAAGGAGTTAAAATTCATTAACGAAAATAATTATGGTAACTATGGTATATCGCAGTTTGGAACTTTCAAAGATTTAAAACCTTGAGAGGGCCATTACCTATATTCTCTTGATATATCAAAAAATAAATTTGATATGTTAAGAGAGGGTATTAATCCAAATGCTAAATATGAAGATATGGATATGCATCCTCCTATGTGATAGGAGGGCATATTATACTTCGGGTATTGAACAATACTAAA